CGGGCCCAACAGCACCGACCGGATGCGTGTGGTTCACTCCGCCGTGCTGTTCATGGACTACTTCAGTGACGCTCTGTCACTCATCAACATGTACCCCGTGAGCGACCCACCGCAGCCTACGCGCATACCGGAACAGGTGCAGGCGGAGTGGTGGGAGCGTGCGGACTTCCACGTGGTCATGTACGAGCAGATCACAGAGACAATTCAATACGGCGTGGTAACGAGCGTCGAGGTTAAAGTTTACGACGGGTCGCCCAACGACCCTGTCGCTGACATCACAGTGGAGCGGTAAATTGCGTGGAATGGCGCACTGTCCTGACTCACCACATCAACACGCTGTATAAGGAGCCGATCAATCATGGCGACAACGCCACCGCTTTCGCTAACCAATATCGTCGATATCACGGTGCAAGTGTCGCCCACCGCGCCAGCCGTCAACTCATTCAATGTGGGGCTGTTCGTCGGCCCTAGCACAGTTATTCCATCGTACGGTGCTAACTCGCGTGTGCAGCTCTTCAGCGTTCCCACCTCTACGCCGATGCTGTCCGCAGGGTTCACCACCACCGACCCCGAATACATCGCGGGCCAAATTTACTCCTCGCAGTCTCCTGCAGCTGCGCAGTTTGCCGTGGGGCGCCAGGACCTCACCGCTATCCAGACCATCACGCTCGATGGACGCACCGTCACTGATGGCGCTATCACCAACGGCACTGATGTTCTGACCTCCGCCACTGCCGCGTTCGTCAGCGGAGACGTAGGGTCTGCGGTCATCGTCGAGGGCGCGGGCGTCGCAGGTGCTGCGCTAAGCACGACCATTGCGTCCGTGACCAACGCCACTACAGCCGTACTCGTGGCCGACGCCAGCACCACTGTAACTGGTGCACAGACCAGCATCGGTGCAGTTGGTACTGCTTACGCGGTCAACGACACGTTCAACATCACGCAGGGCGGCGGTACTTTCGGTATCGGTCAGGTGCTGACGGTCGGCATCTCCGGCCAGGTGCTCACGGCCCAGTTGGTGCAGGGCAATCAGGGCACCGGCTACACGGTCGCCAATGGGCTCTCCACCGTGGCCGTGGCACCTTCGACGGGCACCGGTCTCAAGGTCAACATCACCGCCATCGGCGAGACGCTGGTGCAGGCCGCCGAGGCGTGCCGCATCGCCAGCGGCCTGTGGTACGGCCTCACGGTCAATGCACCCGTGGATGCCGATAACCTCGCCATCAGCGAGTGGGCTGATCCGTTGTGGGCCACCACGCGCTACTACCCTTATTCCGGCGACGCGACAATCGCGGCGGGCACGGCGAACAATCTGGCCTTGCAGCTTCAGACGTTGGACCTGCGGGTGCTCGGACAGTACGCCACCACGCAGAACGGCCTGTACCCCAACAACATCTACGCAGCGGTCGCCGCTATGGGCGTCGAGATGGGGCTGAACACCGGGCTGGCCAACAGCTTCTTCACCATCGCGCACAAGCCTCTCGCGGGCATCGCGCCAGAGCCGTTGACGCAGACCCAGTACACGAACATCAAGAACGCTGGGTTCAACGTGTACGGCGACTTACAGAACTTCGAGCTGGAAGAGCCGGGCTTCATGTCCAACGGCACGCCGTCGTTCCTGTGGCTGTTCCTGGCCGTGTATGTGGCCCAGTTGCAGAGCGAGATCATGGCGGTGCTTCAAGACAACCCCGCCGTTCCGCAGACCAACGCTGGTGAGCAGTTGTTCCTCCACGCCGCCAACCAGGCCGGGGTGTACATGGCGAACATCGGCTTCCTGGCTCCGAACGTGTGGGGCGGCGCGTCGGTCAATCTGACCGGACTCTCCATCACCAACGGGCAGGCGCTGTCCAACGGCTACCTCAACATGGCCCAGCCGTACTCGCAGCAGTTGACCGCTGACCGCGACGCTGGCAAGGCGATGCCGGTCTATTCGTTCATCACCACGGCTGGCGCGGTTCAGTCAATCGCGATCGGCGTGTACGTTCAACTGTAACCTGCCACATGGCAAACATAGGAGAATTAAATGGCGGCGGGAGTTACATACTCGTTCAAAAGTCTGACCGGGGTACTGACGAACCCGGTCTTCGGCGTATCCATCCCGCTCACGGGCGGCAACATTGGCGTGGGTAGCTTCACTATTCGCATGAACACCACGCGTACCGTGCATGACGTGGCGGCTGACGGAACTGTCATGCCGTCCTACGTCGCCGGTGACAACGGCGAGGTCGACATCCAAGTGCAGGAGACCTCTGGCATCCACCAGTCGCTGCTCAGCCTGTACAACCAATGCGTGCTCGCGGCCAACAACGACGACGTGAGCGGGTGGGCCGCGACGGCCATCTCGTTCACGTTGCTCATCGACGGCAGCACCCATATATTGACCGGAGTCAGCTTCGAGAAGATCCCCGACAAGCCGTACGAGGCTGCCGGGCAGAAGATGACTTGGAAGCTTATGGCGGCGCAAGTGATCAATCAGGGCAGTCAGGGTTAACTTACGGCCAGGCTTTTGTCGCACTGGGTGAAAGTCTGGCCACGCAGTACCAGCACCAAGGAGAACATTCAATAATGTCTACACGAAGCAAGGTCGTGGAGCTGAACGGGCAGCGGTATGAGATCCGCAAGCTGGCCCCAGATGTCGGCAGTTTCATTTTCATGCGCATGATGGGGTTGAGCCTCAGGTCCAGAGCATCAGAGAAAGAACAGGCCGAGGAGTCGTCCAGGCCAGCGACGACAGCGGAGCCGGTAAAGATTAGCGGCGAGATGCAGGTGCGTGCCCTGGCGTTCTCGGTGTTCGCGGGTGCCATCGGCCTGGACGACTTCAAGCTGATCCAGAACGCCTGTATCAAGTCCGTGTCCAAGCAGAACCCCAAGACCAACTTCTTCATGCCTGTCATGACCGACGGCGGCCAGTACACACCAGACGGCGAAGACGTTGAGAACAACATCGGCCTTGTGATGAACCTCACCACCGAGGTGCTGATCTTCTGCTTTGCGGATTTTTTCGAATCCCCGAGCCTTGGTACGTAGACCCGACCGAGGATGAAGGCGGCTACGAGGCTGCGGCGTTCAAGACACTGAACCCGCTCCTCTGGCGGCCTGTGGCAGCCGGGCTATGGCGTCAGCACGAGACTTACGACGGTACCTACGACGTTGGCGACCTTTTGCACGCGTTGGAGTTCCTCGACACCAAAGAAGAGAACGCTCGGCGTCACCGGGCGTACGTTGAAACGCACAAAGACAAGTAAGGAGGTGCACAGTGGCGACTAACTATATTGATGAGTTCCTTGTGCGCCTCGGTTCAAGTGTGGACGCCTCCGGCATGCAGCGCTTCAATCAAGCCCTGCGTGAAGCTCAGAATGTGGCTACGAATAGTGCTACTAGTATGGCTGGCAGCTTCTTCAAAGCACAAACAGAGATCGTCGGCGGTTTCCTCGCCATCGGCTCGGCTGCGGTTGGACTGGTCGACAAGGTAGCCATGTCCGACCAGACCTTCCGTTTGTTCGCCCTTCATATGTACATGTCGAAGACGGCTGCCCGCGACCTCAAGGTTGCTATGGACGCCCTCGACCAACCGCTCGAAAATTTGACGTGGGACCCCGAGCTGCGCGCCCGTACCCAGCAACTCATCGCCGATCAGAAGGCGATGGCACCAGAGGGTGGTGGCCAAGACTTCGAAGCGCAGATGAAGAAGATCCGCGACATCCGCTTCGAGTTCACCCGCATGGAGGTGGAGGGCCAGTACCTCGCGATGCACGCGGTGAACGACTTCTTGACGGCGCTCGGCATGGGGCCGGACACGCTTCTCCAGAAGCTGGAGCGTTTCAATGACTATGTCATTCACCACATGCCTGAAATTTCCACGTTCTTAGTGACGAAGTTCATGCCAGTATGGCGCGACATCGAGCACATCACGCTGGACGTGTGGCACGGCGTGGAGCAGGCCACCATCGCCTTCGCCAACTTCGTGGGCGTGCTGTCCGGCGACAATTCCATCGTCGGCTCCACGATGAACTTGGACCACTTCGCCACCGCACTAGAACATGTCAGCCACGGATTCGCCACTGTCGTAGAAGAGATGCTGAAGGGTGAGACCCAGCTTCTCCACCTCGCCACTGCCGCTGAGTTGATGTCCAAGGGCAAGTGGAAAGAAGGCTGGGAAGAGGTCAAGGCTGCTCAGCTTTTCGTGCACGGCAAAGAAGCCGACGACTTGAACGCCAAGCGTTACAACCCCATCACATCGATCTTTGGTGCGATGAACAACAGCATCAATGGAAGCGCCGCCCCGGATTCTGCGGCAGGTGCGCTCAACTCATCCGTACTGAACGGCTTGAATAAACTGGGTTTGAATGTGGCGCCTGCGCAGACCACCGGACTCAGTAGATTCTTCGCTCCGATGTCCAGTAACCCAACCGAGTCCAACGGCAAAGTCTCCAGCTTCATCGACCAGTACGTCACACCCATGTGGCGGTCTCTGGTGCACGCCGTCTCTCATGTGGAGAGCGGAGAACGTCAGTACGACAGTAACGGTAACTTGGTAACGTCGAGCACAGGGGCTGTGGGTGCCATGCAACTGACGCGCGCCACGGCAGCCGCCCTGGGTGTAGATCGCACGGACACGGCACAGAATGTTAAGGGCGGAGCAACACTACTTGATCAACTGTTGAAAAAGTATGCTAAGTACGGCTCCAACGACGTACCATACGCCATTGCCGCGTACCACGAGGGCGAACCCAAGATGGCCCAAATACTCGCCAAGAAGGCGACCTTGTCGCCAGAGGGCCAGAGCGAGGTCGCCGCAGTTCTTCGCACGATGGGCCAACACGGTGATGTGCAGATTGGAACTATCACAGTTCACATCGACAAACCAGGTGCCACCAACGCTGACGTGGGCAAGGCCGTCGTGGACAAAATACGCGAGTCGCAGAACAAACGCATACAACGCAACCTGTACGAAGGCTCAGACGAAGCTTGGGGGTACTAGCAGATGTCGACCTCGCCTGTAAGCTGGCGGCCTCCACAGTGGGCGAAACCGGCGCAGGTAATGATCACCGTACCGGCCGGTACCGCCACTACCAACCCAGACAGCGCGGCTCCCACTGGATCGAGCGTCAACGCCGTCAACACCACGGCTCCGTCTAACTCCAGTGCCACTGCCTACGTCTTCGACGCGGTGCTGGCGCTGGAGCACGATCAGACGCTGGTGAAGACGCAGCACCCTGTGCAGTCCGGCCCGTCAGTATCGAGCCACGCGTACATCCAACCGGCTGAGCTGGTGTTGTACGTACTGATGTCTGACGTGACACCGCAGTACGCCTCGTCGGCCCAGACGAGTGCACCTTACATCCAGCCTTGGACCGGCAACCCATCCAAGAGCGTGTCGGCGTACCAGCAGATGCTCAATCTGCAATCGCTCCGCACGCCGCTGACCGTTACGACTCGGCTCCGCACGTACTACAACATGTTGATCATGAAGATCGCGCCGCGCGAAGACGAGAAGACCACTACCGGCGCACGCTTCCGCATTGAGTTCGGACAATTGTTCGTGGCCAGCACGCAGGCCGCACCAGCCAGTGCGCGCCCCAATGATACGCAGTCCACGGGCCTGGGCGCGCAAAACGTGCAGCAGCCGTCGTCCACCGTCAACAATCAGTTTGGCGTCAACACCACATCGACAACGGTGGACGGAGGCGGCGTCGAGGTGACGACACAGAACCTTGGGCCATCGACGGCTTCCAACATACCTTTCATAGCCCCGGTGGACGTGCCCGGGGCCGGTGACTATTCATCCGTCAACGTCAACAGCGTGCCGTCGCTCACCCAGTAAGAGGTGCCTACCTCGCCACATGGCATCGAAGTTTCACAGCGCTGAAGAAAGGTGCCCATGTCCGCCCAGATTATCCCGCTCACACAGGCACCCAATCAGACCTTCAGCGTGCAGTTGACTGTGGACGGAAGTCCGCTAACGCTCAATTTCGTGCTGAGCTACTCTGCTATGTCGGGTTGGTGGCAGCTTCAGGTGGCGAATGCGCAGAACACTGTGCTCATCGCGTCCGTGCCGCTCATCACCGGGTACTACCCCGCCGCGAACATGCTGGCTCAGTACGGCTATCTTGAGATAGGGAGCGCCTATTTGCTCAATACTGGCAACAGCCCGGACGACTATCCAGGCGCCAATGACCTGACGGCGTTCTCTTTGCTGTGGTCTGACACTGCCACTTAAAGCGCGGGCAAGGAGAACCCTATGAGCACCGCGTCGACAATACCTCTATGGGGTCAAGCGTGGGAGCTGACCATCACGTACGCCGCGCGCCCCACGCTCGACTCAAGCGGGCCGACAGCCAGCAACGCCACCACGAGCACGGTCGTATCCACCAACTCGTGGGAGCCAGAGGCGCTTAAGATAACGTTCGAGGTGCTGCAGTCTACTATCTCCTCGCCGTGGTGGTACGCGGACATTACGATCTACAACCTTGATGCCTCTGAGATCCAGAACATCATCTTCAACGCCACGTCGGTGCAGCTCAAGGCTGGGTTTCAAGTGGGACCGACGCAGTCCGCCGTCATCTGGGACGGCCCCATCTTCCAAGTATTGTACGACCAAGAAAACGTGGTCGACCAGCGCGTCACGCTTCATTGTGTGGCTAACCCCATTGTCATGCAAGACGGTGTGGTGGCGTTCTCGCTCGGCAGGTTCGCCAGTCAGGCACAGTTGCTCGCTAAGGCGGCTGGTGCCATCAACCTGCCGCCAGTCAACACCGCGACCACGAACACCAACGGCACGTCGCTCAGTCCGTACGCTGCGCAGGTGCTGTCGGCGAAGCAGTATCCACGCGGTAACACGGTGTTCGGCAAAGTCGGCGGGTTCTTCTCGCAGATAGCGGACGACCAGCAGCTCCAGACATTCAGAGACAGCCAGCAAGCGTACATGACGCAGTTTGGCACGCCTGGCGGCCCGGTGCCGCCCGCCGATTTCATCTACGGCCCGCCGAATCCTCCCAATACCACGCTAGCGCTGCCGCCAGGCACCACACAGAGCATCATTGGTACGCCGCGTCAGACGCCGCAGGGCGTCATCTTCACTGTGCTGCTTGACCCGCGCCTCAAGGTGCAGATCCAACCCCACGTGCAAGTAGTGCAGTTAGTGCGCACACTGCCATCGCAGTTGGCCCAGCAGCCGGACCCCAATGGTGGCTACGTCACGCCGCTCAACACGAACTTGACGTTCTTCGTGGGGCAGGTGCGGCATGTGGGCGACTCGCGCGGTAACGACTGGTACACAGAGGTTACTGGGTACAACACGACCTATGGCACGAATTTGTTGAACGGTGTGTTCAACGCCAGTTCGACCACATAGGCAAGGAGCCCGATGTCGACTACGCCCACAGTTCCAAGCCTGACGCCATCACAGCTCAACTCCGCCGATCCTGCCCAGTGGAAGCAGCTTGTAAAGCAGGCGCTGATGGACACGCGGTGCGCCACCCCGGCCTTTTTGGCGGAGGACATGGACTACACGGCACAGACCGTCACGGTGCAGGTCGCTATTCAAGAGCGTGTGCGAACCCCGAACGGGGCACAGTGGTGGGACATCCCGCCCATCGTGCATGTCCCCATAGTCGTACCGCGCGGTGGTGGCTACAGCGTCACGCTCCCCTTAAAGAAGGGCGACGAGGGGCTACTGGTGTTCTGCGATACATGCTTTGATAACTGGTGGGTGAACGGACAGAACAACTCGCCTCCTGCGTACACGTCGCCAACTGCACAAGCGGTGTCTGGTTCGCAAACGCAGTTTGAAGTACGTCGCCATTACGTTCACGACTGCGGCTTCATTCCCGGCATGTGGAGCCAGCCGAACGTGCTGCAGAACTACTCCACGACCTCCATGCAGGTGCGCGCAGACGACGGCCAGACCATCATCGACGTGTCTGAGAACGGCGTCACGCTGCAGGCAGACGGCACTACTACGGTCGTGCAGCTCACAGGCAGCGGCGTGAGCGTTACCGCGCCAGTGATGACAGTGGCGAATGGCGGCACGGCGCAAGTGCTTGTTACGGACGCGTTCTACCAGTACTTCGTGACTAAGGTGCTTCCGTTCTTGGAAGGTTTGGGCTTCACAGGCGGACCTCCGCCCACCAACTCGGAGACAACGATTCTGAAAGGCCAGTAGCAGTGTCCACCACGCCCACCATCCAATACCTCCAGCTCGACTCCACCTATGACCCCATCTTCGACCCTACGGCCAACCTAGACGACACCTACGCAGTGGCACAGGCCATACGGACGCGCTTGAAGTTGTTTCTGGGCGAGTGGTGGGAGAACCTCAGCCTCGGTCTGCCAATGTTCCAGTCGATACTTGGCCAACTCGGCTCGCCGCAAGGTCTGTCGGCCATGACATTGGCGGTGACGCAGAATATTGAGGGTGCGCCTTACGTCACGTCTGTGACCGGCGTGACTGTGAAGTTTGTAGATGGTGCTCTGTCCATCACGGCCACGGCGCAGACTCAGTTTGGCCCTGTCAGCGTCAACACTTCGCCCGCCTTGAACGCGGCCAGTTTGTCTTCGTAGTGGTTCGTGTGGCTATGACGCTCAGAATCGCCGCTTTGTAAACCGCAGGCCCAGCAAGGAGATCCACCGCGCGATGAGCACGCCAGCATACTTTCCGCCTTCCGTTGGCCCAGCCGGGCTCGTCGTCCCATCCTACGCAGCCATACTGAACGACAACCTGCAGGCGTTCTTGAACATCTATGGCGCCAATCAATACGTGGCACCGGACAGCGCCATCTACCAGCTTCTGTCGATCATCTCGCTCAAGCAGTCCGACGTAAACCTGGCACTACAACTCGTATACAACCAGTCGTCACCGCAGACGGCAGTTGGTGCAGGTCTTGACCGTGAAGTGAAGATGAACGGCCTGGCACGTGCGCCGTTCTCTTTTTCCACCGCACTAGTGACGGTAACTGGCGTATCCGCCACCACGATCACCAACGGCTTTGCACAGGATCAGGGCGGCAACCTATGGGCGCTCCCCACTACGGTGGTCATACCCAACAGCGGCTTCATCACCGTCACTGCCGTTTGCACAACACCGGGCGCTGTGTCCGCCGAGCCTGGCGCGATCAACATCGTCAACACGCCTGTACCGGGTTGGAACACAGTGACCAACTCCGCCGCCGCCACTGCGGGCGAACCTGTAGAGACCGACTCTGCGTTGCGCGCCCGTCAGTCCATATCGGTGGCTCTGCCGTCACTGACCCCCGTGGCAGCCACCATCGCGGCCATTCTCGCGACGCCTGGCGTGGTGCGCGTGGCACCCGGCTACCCCACGCCGGGTGGACCTGGATCGTCCATCGAGAACCCCACAGGTGCGGTAGACAGTTGGGGCAACCCAGCACACTCGATCTCGATGGTGGTGCAAACTAGCAACACCGTCACTGTGGCACAGGCCATCTACAACAAGAAGACGCCTGGCTGCTTCACCAACGGCACCACTACGGTTCCGGTGGTCGACGCCACCACCGGCGTGACCGAGAACATCAGCTTCTTCCTTCCCAGCGAGGTGCCCGCGTTCTTGCTTGTGACCGTGCTGGGCTACGGTTCCGTGCCTAACAGCGCGACACTGACCG